TTAAAGGGAAAAAGCAGACCGGCGCGGCGGTGCACGCGTATCAGGGTATAGCCAGGGGAAGAAGTACCAGTGTTTAACAACCGGCCGCACTGGGGTGACCCGCTGTCTTAACAACATTCCGGCAAGCAGCACAACCAGCGCCAGGAGTAGCCCTGGAACATGCGCCAGGAGCACGCAGTAGCCACAGGCTTCAGCGTGATCGATAGGCAAGCTTTCTGGTGTGTTGTGAGACATGTCGTGAGGCATGTCATGGGGCATCGCATGATGCTCTGCCATGCTCATTTCGTGGTGCATCCCGGGCATGGCGCTCATGGGATCTTTATTGAGCGATACTGAAATTAACGGCGCAACAACGATCAGCAGGATCGCAAACAGCGCGGACCATGCCGCTGCGCGTTGCCATCTTTTTAGCTGCCGATTTAACGTCATTATCCCTCCAGTAAAGCGGGGGTATTGTAAACGATTTATGTCGAAAGGGTTAACGCGAGAGAGTGGATGAGATAAAAAAAGGGCCAACCTTTCGGTCAGCCCTTTTTAACAGGATGTCGCTTAAGCGAATCTTAGTTCAGACGCTTTTATTTGAAGTCTATTAAAAACAATAAGTTATATAAATAACAATTAGTTACGCACATCCTCGATACGGTCTAACACATCCTCGCACATGCGCTGTGGTCACTCGGTGGACATTATGGCTTTGAGCGGATTCAAATCTAAGGCTTGCTCGAGGTGGTCAGGTGCAAAGTGAGCATACCGCATTGTTTCGCGAATGTTGGCATGCCCGAGGACTTTTTGCAGAACAAGTATATTCCCGCCATTCATCATGAAGTGAGAGGCAAAGGTATGCCGCAATACGTGAGTTTTTTGGCCTTCTGTCAGCTCAATACTCGTGAGCTGAAGCATCTTCTTAAGCTCCTGATAACAGGGCTTAAATAATTTCCCTTGCCGCTGGCTTAGTTCGTCATAAAGCCACTTCTGAACCGGAACGGTGCGGTTCTTTTTGCCTTTTGTCTTTGTGAAAGTAAGCTTATAGGGTGAAAGCTGCGATCGGGTTAGTCTTTCTGCTTCCCCCCATCGCGCACCGGTTGCCAGGCATATTTTCACAATCATTGTCAGGTCTGGCTTACCATATTCTTCGCAGGCTTTCAGAAGCTGGGGAATTTGTTCAAGCGTAAGCCATGACATTTCCTTTTCAGCTTCTTTAAATACGCGAACCCCTTCGAGTGGGTTCGGTAAACTCCACTCCCCTAACCTCTTCAGCTCGTTAAACACTGCCTCAAGATAGTGATGCTCTCGGTTTACCGTAATAGGTTTCGCTACCCATTTTGCAGGGTCTTTATGGTAGCCGTTATCAATTTCACCACGGAGACGGCGATCTCGATAATGTGCCCAATCTTTAGCAGTTAGCTGAGACGCTACCGGGTCGCCGAGGCCATTACAGATAATATGCAATTTAGCGAGGCGCGACTTACTGGCAACTAAAGCCTGACCGTGCAAATTATGCCAGAGCAAAATTAACTCGCTCAGTTTACGACGATCCTCTTTCTCAGACATCCACGGCTTATTCGCAGCTTCGTCGCGGTAATACTGCTCATAAGCAACCGCCTCCCCTTTCGTTGCAAAGCGTTTCCGCACTCGACGGCTTTCGCGGCCATCAACACGAAAATCACACAGCCATTCGCCGGAAGGTAGTTTTTTAGCAGCCATTTTATTTACTTGCTCAGGGTCAAAAAGACCATACCTACGCAGATGACTTCGCTGACGAGACACTCAAAATGAGATGAATCGTTTTTAACTGTCAATTTATTGCCCGGTAATCGAGCGATGTCATATACATCGCAGGTGCCATCAACATCGATAAGCCAGCGGCCATTGGCAATATTCTTAACATCGAGATCGACAAGCCAGCCATGGCCATTTTTTTCGACATGAACCGGATTAATGACTTTTGTATCAATTATCGAGGCATCACAAAACCACATCCCAGACTTAACCATTTGCCCGGTATGAATGCTGTATTTTGGCAATTGTTTCAGGCCGACAGGCAATGAAGAAGCGTCTTCAGCTTTTTGTTCATGAATGCCGCCGTTACCGGTTGCTAACCAATACAAAGAGACGCCGGTATCAAGCGCACAAACAATCACCACATCCCCCGGAAAATGCTCTCGCCGAACCCATGCACTCATAGTACCGGAAGGTATACCAAGATGATCGCCCAGCTCTTTTTGCAATGTGAATCCATATGCTTGCATGATGCGCTGCAAAATCTCTTTGCCGCCTGAGTTCTCCATCGCCTCCATCAGCTTAATGCCTTTCATCGGATATACACCCGGTTTAGAACTTACATTTGCAAGTTCAGTACCTTCAATAAGCCATTTGATGTCCGCGCCAGTATCGATGGCGCATTGCAAAATGTAGTCACCAGGAACCTTGCCCCTTTTGACCCAATTGCTGATTGTCGGCAAAGGAATTTTTGTGAGGTCAGAGTAAGCCTGTCTATTCCTAACTCCATAAGATGTAAGGATTCTTTCAATGATTTCTTTAACGGACTTATCTTCGCTTTCCAATTTAACCCCCAAACATTAACAATATGACCTTTACAGGTTCACAATGGGAAAGTAATATCCGTCTCGCACACCGCAAATGTGCGAGAACGTATCAAAAAACAAACCTAACCGGAGATACTCACTTATGAATCTTCAAATTGCAATCCCTGACGGTCCAGATTTTGTCTCATATGAAGAGTTCGCCAAGCAGTACGGGTGCAGCCTGAACACTGTTAAAGAGATGGTTAAGCGTGGCGAATTGCTTCTTGTACCACGCACCCGCGAAGGCGGACTCGGGCGAATTAACATGATTGCGTTCCGCGCAAAATTGTTAGCTCAGGCGATCAATTCGCGTTATGCCGTGTTTCAGTAACTTGATTTTGCAAGTTGGAAGGAGCCACAGCATGTTAGATTTTCGCGTTTCGTCACATTCACACTTTAATGACGCATGCCAGAAGTTCGCACAAAAGCACAACGTCAAAGAGCTCGCTAACAAGGCAGGTATTAAACCACATACGCTTTACAACAAGCTCAACCCGGAACAACCGCACCAATTAACCCCTATTGAAATATGGACGCTGACCGACCTGACTGAAGACTCGACCCTGGTCGATGGTTTTCTCGCTCAGATCCACTGTCTGCCATGTGTGCCGGTGAACGAGCTGGCGAAAGATAAGATGCAAACATATGTCATGCGCGCCATGAGTGAACTGGGCGAACTGGCGAGCGGTGCGGTATCGACCGAACGTCTGACCCCTTCTCGCAAGAGCAGCATGATTGAGAGCGTAAACGCTGGCATTCGCATGCTGTCACTTACTGCCCTAGCACTACAGGCCAGGCTACAAGGTAGCCCCGCAATGGCCAGCGCGGTTGATACCGTTAGCGGCCTCGGCTCTTCTTTCGGGCTCATGTGAGGTGGGTATGTTGAAAAATGAACCGTCTTTCGCATCCCTGCTCGTTAAGCAAAGCCCGGCCATGCACTGCGGTCATGGATGGATTATGGGGAAAGATGGCAAGCGCTGGCACCCGAGCCGCTCACAAGCCGATTTACTGGATGGTTTATCTTCCCGCAAAAAGGAGGATTCATGGCTCTTGAAGCTTTGCCGCAAACTGCGCCGTTAATGGCCGGTGAGCGTCTGGCGGGGCTCAACTATGTTGCAGAACTGCGCGCCAAACACCTCGGCGACAGCAGCAAAGAGCTTGAACGATTTGTTGCCAATATGCGTGATAAACGCGATCCGCAGCATGAAGAAAATAGCCGGGCTTTATCCGCCATTTTCTTTCTCGCGAAAATACCGGGCGCGCGTCATGAACTCAAATTAAGTGAGCTAACCACTGAGGAGAAAAAGGCGCTTATTACGGCGATGAATCATTTTCGCGCAGTGGTGAGCTTATTTCCTAAACGGCTAACAATGCCGAATTAACCCAACCCGAAATTAATGGCGTAAACCCGCCGGGCATTTTTTTGCCCGAAAACAGGAGGAAGACCATGCAGAAAGAATTACCAAAAATGTTTGTGGCCGAATCTGATCCACTGATGGCCGTGATTGATATCGCAAAAAAGGAAGAGCGTAAAGGTCGCGCGCTCGCAGTTTCAATCCGTCTTGAGGCGCTTGCATCTCACATCACCAATAAAGGCTTAAACAGTATTGAAGCGGCTGAATTGCTGCGCCGGGAGGCAACGCGCTACGAAAACGAATCTCAGGAGCTGCACTAATGAGCACAATGCTGAAATGGGCAGGTAATAAGACTGGCATCATGCCTGAGTTGCTTAAACACTTTCCTACTACCGCCATGCGTCTGGTTGAGCCTTTCGCGGGTTCTTGCGCTGTGATGATGGCAACAGATTATCCTGCCTATTTAGTCGCTGACATTAATCCTGATTTAATCAACATGTATCAGCAGATTAAAGAAGACCCTGAATTTTTCATTTCGATCGCAAGTGGTCTTTTTAGGCAAAACTGCGCCGATGATTTCAGGCGCATACGCCATAGCTTCAATCACAGTAAATCGTGTGGCCGTGTTTGGCGGGCTGCTGCGTTTCTGTATCTCAACCGACACTGTTATAGAGGGTTATGCCGATATAACAAAAGCGGCGGATTTAATGTGCCATATGGTAACTACAAAAAACCATATTTTCCGCATCATGAAATTTTGGCCTTTGCTGAAAAGGCTGCTCGCGCCACCTTCATTTGTGCAGGTTATGACGAAACACTCGCAATGATACGTGCCGGGGATATCGTCTATTGTGATCCGCCTTATGACGGCACCTTTAGCAACTATCACTCAGCCGGTTTTAATGAAGATGATCAGCGAAAGCTGGCTTCAACTCTTAGCGCAAAGGCTAGAAACGGTCATGCGATCATTGCATCAAACAGCGATACCCAACTGATTCGTGACCTCTATGTAAATATTAATAGCTTTGAGCTCTTTAGTGTTACGGCAAAGCGCAGCATGGGTGTTGCTGCCGGGAAGGGTAAATCTGCATCAGAAATCATTGCAGTCGCTACATCAGAATTATGGGCTGGATTTGACGTGGCCGCCGCTCACGATTACACCGGTATGTGCGGATGACAAATATTGCTTATGCTTACCCGTGGAATGCTCCACGGTTGGCAATAGCCAGCCCATATCTTACCTATGACCAACAGTATCGCCGCGATCGTAAGTTCGCGGCTTTGCTGCATGCGCGTAAGGTGCTGGCGCTTCAGCCAGAATGCGTGCGATTCGAGGTTAACCGCACGGCAACCGTACTGGAGCAAACGCAGGGCAGTCAGCGAGCCAATGACTTTTTAATAAGCTTTTGCAAAAAGGCATTGCCGCGCCTTGAACTGGTCGCAAAAAAATACGAATGCACCGGCATCAAAACTAAAGTTTCAAATGCTGTTTTTGGCGGACATTTTGATACCCAGTTAATGCAATATCTGGCATCACGTATGATGAATATGATAGCCAGATATAACCGACTCCCGGATATGTCACGCGCCGATATTGATCTGTTGGCAGCAGATATCGCTAATTTCATTCGCTCAGAGCTGGCAAATACCGACGACGCTAGTTTTGGTGAACTCAAAACGCTTTATACCTGGTATATGCACGCCGGGTTTATCGCACTGCAATTCAATGTAACCCCTCCCCACTGGGAAAGAGTTGCAAAGAAACTCTTCGATAAAAATGACATCGCACCTGCTGTGATCCGCATGTTTACAGAAACGTGGTGGCGTGGCCGTCTGCGCCGTGTCGCTTCATCATGGCGCGAACACTTGCAAATTGCTGTTGGTAACGTCAGCAAGAAAAAACACGCCTACGCGAGCAAAAACTGCGTTACCGACTGGCGCGAGCAAAAACGTCGAACGCGTGAATTTCTTAAGGGGCTTGAACTCGAAGATGAAGAAGGCAATCGAATTAGTCTCATAGAGAAATACGACGGCTCGGTCGCCAACCCTGCGATCCGCCGTTGTGAACTAATGACCCGTATTCGTGGTTTCGAAAACATCTGCAATGAGCTCGGTTATGTTGGTGAGTTCTATACAATCACCGCCCCATCCAAATATCACGCGACAACCAAAGCGGGATACCGTAACACCAAATGGAAAGGCTCCAGCCCATCAGAGACACAGGGTTATCTTACTAATCTTTGGGCTCGTATCAGGTCGAAGCTGCACCGGGAGGAGATCCGCATCTTCGGGATTCGCGTCGCCGAACCTCACCATGACGGAACCCCTCACTGGCACATGCTCATGTTTATGTTGCCTGAAGATGTCGAGCGTGTTCGCCGCATTATTCGTGATTACGCATGGCAAGAAGACAATCATGAATTGAAAAGCGACAAAGCCCGAAAAGCCCGTTTTCATGCCGAAGCGATTGACCCAGAGAAAGGCAGCGCTACCGGCTACGTCGCTAAATACATTTCAAAAAATATTGATGGCTACGCTCTTGATGGCGAGACCGATGACGAAAGCGGCGAACTGCTCAAAGAGACAGCTCCCGCTGTTTCGGCATGGGCTGCACGCTGGCACATCCGACAATTTCAGTTTATCGGCGGTGCGCCTGTAACGGTATACTGTGAGCTGCGTCGCCTCGCTGATACCGAGACTGCGCATGGCCTAAGCATCGAATTTGCTGCTGTGCATGATGCTGCTGACGTTGGTGACTGGGCGGGTTATGTCAATGCTCAGGGCGGGCCGTTTGTGCGTCGTGACGATTTGCAGGTTCGCACACTGTATGAGGCGCGCGCCGAGTTTAATCAGTATGGCGAGGAAACGGTCTGTATTCGTGGGGTTTATGACTCCGCCATCGGTGCCGGCACTCCGATTTTTACGCGCCTGACGCAATGGAAAATTGTGCCGAAGCGTGCCGTTGATTTGGCCGTTGACGTTAAGGGCGCCCCTGCGCCCTCTCGGAGTTCTGTCAATAACTGTACGGGAAGAGAAAGTGATCGCCCGGAGCTCGATTTATCAAAACCACTGAGTCGGCATGAAAGGCGCGAGCTAACCAAACGCCTCAAAAAGCTAAAGCCTCTAAAACGACCGCAATTTATTCACGGAACGGATGGGCAGCAAATTGCCATCGATAAAACCGTCGACAGAATACGCATAACAACCGGCGTTACCATTAGCAGGGGCGAAGCCCTGCACCTTATGAGAGGAGGCAAAAGCTGTGTTGCTGGGCGATGGTGGAGAGGGGCATCTAATGGCGCGATATTCCCAGCAGCATCATGAACATACGACAACCAGGAGATTGATATTTTTGCTTTCAATCTTTTGCCATAACGTGATACTGTATAAATATACAGTGCATAATCACGGAGGGATTTCATGGTTGGGGAACATTTCAGCCGAACGCAGCAAAAGTGGGCTTGTGTGCAATTCATCGCAGAGATATCTCTGATTGCCAACTGTAAACCAGCAGATTTAAAGCTCGCGCTCACTCTCATTGCTGATTTGGCACACAGTGAGAACCATGAGCCTGAAAAAGAGGTATTTTATAAAGCTGAGTAAGCAGAGATACCCTCGGGTTAAAGCAAGATTAAGTTGAGTAGCTCAAAAAACCTCCTATCTGGACTTGTAGCTACTGGCATTGAAAAAATGCATGTTGAAGTGGACAGACTAGAATGGCATAGTTTCTTGCAATCAATAGTGTTTTCTTTTCACCGGGGTCTACTATGAGAATACTTCTTGTTTTTGTTACGTTTATTTGGTTCTGTTGCGGCCTGATATACTCATATCAAGTAAAAGATATGAAAGCATATGCGATAGCTGCAACAGGGCTTATCGGTTTTTTGACCGCTATAGCAAACTGCTTTACTAAAAAAAATGGGGAAAAAAATCAAATCCAAAAAATAAAATCAAAAGGCGTAGGTCTACAGGTTGGGGGTGATTTTAACTATAATAGCAAAAAGGATGATAATTAAATGTCTAAGCTAGTTGGTGACAAACAAAGTCAAACAGTTTCCGACGGTTCCTTTGCGGTTCAGGTTCATGGCAACGTTACTTACTCAGGACTTTCTTACAATGACGTAAAAGATATTTGCGTCGATATGATGAGAGCAAACTTCCCTATTTTACGCGAGGATGCGCGCAAACTCTCAATGGAATACGTTGAACAATTCGGTCAAAAATTTTTCGAAAGAATAGCGAAAGAAGACGCGGCAAAAGCAGAGGAAAAACTTAAAACCCCGGATGTTCAAGCGGCCATCAATTCATCTGTTGTGCACGTAGCAAGGATGACTAACAAATCACATCAAGATATTTTATGTGAGCTCTTAGTGGAGAAAATAAAAGAAAATCAAGATGAAAAAAATATCATATTAAACGAAGCAATTGAAGTCACATCAAAGATAACAATTAATCAGATAAAATATGTGGCTTTCGTCTACCTTTTACGCAGTGTTTTTCCGGTTAAAAATATGGGTGGTTATACCATTAGAAATGAAGACGTTAATGTTCAATATAACTATTATGAGAATAGAATCCCTAATTTAATTGGAAATGAAGCATACAACATTGATATGCACTTCATGGTTTATAAGGGGTTATGCATCAGTACAATGGGACTCACATCCTATAGCACCCCTTTAACATCACTCTTAAAAAATACTACTGGCAAAGAAGTCCCTGACTACGAAGGTGAAACGAAAATAACGGATGGAGATGCGTTAAGTATCAACTTCCCAAAACTCACAAACATTATTAAAAAGTTTGGCTTCGACCAAATTAGCGCTTTGGATGGAAGCCCTATAACCAAACTTTCGGAGGAGGTTGCGAAAGCGTACTTACGTACGCAAGGGATCCCCTTAAATTAGAAATGGTAAATATTATTGTTCTAAAATCAAACATCCCAAAAATCAAATTTGGCTTCCTTTGCCCTTAGAACCTCTCGTTTTCTGGGCAAATTTTTCAGAGGCAACCGTCCGCGGAAAGAATCATAGTCCCATTTTTACCGTCAAAAATACAAACGATTTCACAGACAAAATCCGTTTTCGTCGTGCGCATGTTTTAATTGCATGAATTCGGTGCATCGGATTGCATCCATTTTCCTCCCCTTTAGCATCTGAGCGCCGCCAGCGCTGGCGCGCCTCCGGCGTGTTCGTGCAACTGCATTAAAACCGACCCATAAAGCGCGCAGGCGTGGCGGGGAGAGCATTGCGCGCCAGCCGTGTTATTTATTTTTTGTTTTCTGGCGTCTCAGCGGCTCGCTGTAGCGATAATGCGTCATGATATGAGTAACGAGATGTATTTACGTGATGGCGCAGTGTCGGGGCGCTGAGTGCGTTTAACAGGTGGGAGGTTTTGCCGCCCGGTTGGGCGGCCAGAAGTGGATGAATCAGGAATCTAAGGAATATTGCTCAAATCGGATCACCTCCTCACCCGCCCACTCATTAAGCTCCATGAATCGTGACTGAAGTGGTGTCAGCTCATTGCGCACAAAGACCTTCGCGACCTTCTCAACGTCACCCACGGAACCTGCATTCTCAGGCTTGCACCCCATTAACTGGAACGGGATACGGTGCGCGTCAAGCAAGTCACCGGCGCTGACTTTCTTGATATTGAAAAAATCGTCTTTTGTGGCGACCTCACTCAATGGCACGATCTTAATGCCGTCTGCTTTTCCGTTTGGTGCATAGAAAAACAGGTTTTTGAAGTTGCCCAGCCCTTTCGAATCTCGCATTGCCTTTCGCAGCGCCTCAACGTCAGTACTACTCTGAGCGGCATCGGTGACGTACATGATGTAACCCGCATGCGCCCCGTTCTGGTAATACTTGCGTCGAAAAAGCGTGGCGGACTCATTTAGCCAGGCAGAGTTAAGGGCGCTGAGATATTCCGGCATACCGTAGAGCTCCTGATTGATGTCAGGCTCCTGAAGATGGAATACGCTACCCGGTTCGAACTGATGCGCCTTTGTGAACGACTGAATAAACCAGTAGGTGTCCTCCTCAACGCCACGGCGGGTATATTTGGCCGGTGATGTTTCATATTTCACAGCCTTACCGCTCAGGCCGCGCCGTTCTTCAATAAACGCATTACCAAACACCATGTAATCAAGCGCGAACCGGCTGAAGTCCCGACGAGATAACAGCGGATGTGGAATGTAGGTAGAGACCAGAATATTACGCTTCACATAAATCGGTGAGCTGTGATGAACAGCGGCGCGCATGCTTTTAGCCAGGCCGGAGAAGCTGACCGGCGGCTCGTACCACTGCCCGTTATCGATGCACTCGACATAATCGAGAATGTCACGGCGATCCAGTACCGCGGTCGGCTCACCGAAGGTAAATGCTTCCATACTCTGCGACGGTTCAGCCGTGTGATTGCGGGTGGCCGGTCGTGACTTGTTTTTATTTTTATATTTGCCCATTAGTTCCACTCCATGATGCTTGATGATGGCTGGCCGCTTGCGGCGGTCAGCGGTTCGTTAATTAATACGTGCATGGTTGCCCAGGCTAAATCCGCGTGGCTGGCTTCTTCGGTGCGGCTTGCCTCGTAGGTTGCGCTGCGTCCGCTGCTGGTCATGGTTTTGCGAATTGACATAAACGACTGCGTGATGTCGGTTGCGCTGACGTCATACTCAAGGCATCCGCGCCCGATGGTGTCTTTTGCTTTCAGTACCATCGCGGTTTTCATTTCCGGCGTGTATCGAATCTCACGCGCTGCCGGGTAGAAGGAGCGCACCAACTGGAAGACGCCCTGACCGAGCCCGGTTGCATCGATACCGATGTATTCAACGTTATATTTCTGCGTCAGCTCGCGAATGGAATTCGCCTGCTGTGCGAAGTCCATTCCCTTCCACTGGTGACGCTCAAGAATGCGGAATTTGCCACCGGCAACGACAGGCGGAGCGATAACCACGCAACCGGCGCTGTCGCCCCGTAATGACGGGTCATAACCGATCCACACCGGGCGGTGTCCAAATGGCCTGTCAGAGAATGGCGCGTAGTCTTCCCATTTTTCGAGGCTGTCCACCATGCAGCGTTGCAGCTCTTCAAACGGAAATACCGATGCCTTGTCGTCAACGAATTCGCACATAAACAGGTTGCGGAAGTCATCAACACTGTTTTCACGGCGAAGGGTATCGATATTGAAAAGCGTGCAGCCTTTGGCGAGCGCATCTTCAATGGTGACAATCTGACGCCACTGCCCATCCGGACTGGCGACGCCCTTTGCGAGTGCGGCATGGGTGATGTCGATTTCAACGCGCTCGCTTGCGCTTGAGCGCCCACGGTTAAACAGATCCCCAGACCAGAACGGATAGGCACCGTGCGCCAGTGAGGATGGTGTCGAGAAGTAGGTCGTCCGCAGATGTTCCTGCGAAGAAATACCCGAGGCGACTTTCCTCAGTAGCTGAAAATTCGGTATCCAGAAAATTTCATCAACGTACAAATCACCGTTGTGACTCTGCGCGGTGTTGGCATTGGTGCCGAGGAACAGCAATTCAGCCCCGTTATTACCGAGCACAATCGGATCGCCGCTCAGCTCAACGTCAACCAGCCGGGCAAAGGCGACGATGTACTTTCGGAAAACATAAGCCTGCGTTTTACTCGCGGAGAGAAAAATCTGGTTATGGCCGGTCTTGAGTGCCTGCAATAACGCCTCACGCGCAAAATAGAACGTTGCGCCAATCTGACGGGATTTCAGGATATGCCGGATACGATGCGCCAGCCCCGCGCGCCACCATTCGAGCTGATACTCGAAAGCCTGTTCGAGGAAAATCTCTTCAAGTTTCTCGATAGCCTCTTCGCTGAAATAGTTCTTTTTCGGCTTCTTCTTTTCCCCCTTATTGCGGTTCGCCACTTTCGGATTGAGATCCGCCTCGTTACCGGTCTGACCATAGCGATTTACACGCGCGAACCGCTCCATCTGGCGCGCCAGAAAATCGGCAACCTTAAAATCATGCGCGGTCATATCAGGCTTTGCATAAAGCTGAATCAGGCGCGCCTCAAGGGTGTATTCGACCCGGTTCAGGGGGGCTGTTTCTTCCCACTTGTCGCGCTGCTTCCAGCTCTGAACTGTGGGGCGTTTCACCTGTAAGCGCTCCGCGATTTGCGGCACGGAAAAGCCCTGCCAGAACAGCAGCGCCGCCTGTCGGCGCGGGTCGCTAAGAATGGATGTATCTGTGGTAATGGTCATTTAAACCTCGCCGTTATGAGTACACGGCAAGGCTAAAGATTCAGGCGGAATGAAGCGCTAACCCCCTGTTGTGTCAGGCGTTGCACTTCTGCAATCGGTGGCTGATGAAGGGCTGAGTCGGGAAACTACATCCGACCCGATAACCCAACTCAGGACACCTGATTCATGGCTAAAAAAATTTCGAAATGGTTTCGCATTGGCGTCGAGGGTGACACCTGCGACGGTCGCGTAATCAGCGCGACGGATATTCAGGAAATGGCGGACGGATTTGATCCGCGTGTTTATGGCTGTCGCATCAACCTCGAACACATTCGCACCGTTTACCCTGACGGCCAGTTTTGCCGTTACGGTGATGTGGTTGCAGTAAAAGCCGAAACCATTGACGACGACTCAGCGCTTAAAGGCAAGCTGGCGCTCTTTGGCAAAATCGCCCCGCTCGACAATCTGGTCGAAATGGTAGGTAAAGGCCAGAAGGTTTACACCTCAATGGAAATCCGCCCGAACTTTGCCAACACCGGAAAATGTCACTTGATTGGCCTGGCCGTAACGGATGACCCGGCAAGCCTCGGCACTGAATACCTTCAATTCTGCTCTAACGCACAGCAAAACCCGCTGGCCGGAAAAAAAGAACAACCCGGCGATCTCTTCTCTGTTGCGACCCTGGCTGAACTGACTTTTGAAGACCAGCCGGAAAGCTTAATGAACAAGCTGAGCGACACCGTACGCAATATCTTCAGCCGCAAACAGGCAGACGACGATGCGCGATTCGGTGACGTCCGCGAAGCCGTGACCGCCATCGCCGAGCGCGTGCAGACCAGCGGAGAAAGCGCCGAGACCCGCTTCAGTAAGCTCGAAAGTGAGCTTGAGATCCTCAAAAAGGCGCAGACCGAACAGGCCGATGCCGCCGCACAGCAGTTCAGCACTATCCAGAACACGCTGGATACAACCGAAAGCCGGACGCAGCCGCGCCGCAAGTTAAGCACTGGCGGTGATGCTGGCGACACCACGCTGACCGACTGCTAAACCCCGTAACCTATCAAGGAAAAAACAACACATGAATAAAGCGACCCGTTTTGCCTTTAACAAATACCTGAGCCGCATCGCTGAGCTGAACGGTATCGGGGTAAGCGATCTGGCTAATAAATTTACCGTTGAGCCCTCAGTGACACAGACTCTGTTTGATAAAATTCAGCAGTCGTCCTCTTTCCTGAAACTAATCAACATGGTGACGGTCAGCGAACTGACTGAGGAAAAGGTCGGCATGGATGTATCCGGCTCAATCGCGAGTACCGCTGACACTGATGGTGGTGTCGAGCGTAAAACCGCTGATTTCGCGAAGCAAGATGCGTACCGTTATTTCTGTCATCCGGTCAACTTCGACTATCACCTGAAGTACAACAAACTCGACCTGTGGGCGCGTTATCAGGATTTCCAGATCCGTATCCGTAACGCCATTATCAAGCGTCAGGCGCTGGACTACATCACCATTGGTTTTAATGGCGTGAGCCGTGCGGCAACGTCGAACCGTGCGCAAAATCCGCTTCTTCAGGATGTGGCTGTGGGCTGGCTGCAAAAATATCGCAACGATGCGCCAGAGCGCGTGATGTCCAGCATTACCGATGAAGGTGGCGCGGTGATTTCCGACACCATCAAAGTCGGCAAAGGTGGTCATTATGCGAACCTCGATGCGCTGGTCATGGATGCGTTTGAATCTCTGGTTGCAGAAATTCACCGTGAAAATCCTGAAATGGTGGTCATCTGTGGCCGCAAGATTCTGACCGATAAATACTTCCCGATGATTAACAAGTTCCAGCCGAACAGCGAACAGCTTTCCGGCGAGCTAATCATCAGTCAGAAAACGATCGGCCAGTTGCAGGCAGTACGCGCACCGTTCTTCCCGGCGAACAGCGTGTTTATTACCACGCTCGATAACATCTCAATCTACCTGTATGAAGACGGCCACCGCCGCCACATCATCGAAAACCCGAAGCTTGATCAGGTAGAGAACTACGAGCAGGTGAAAGTCGATTTCGTTATCGAAGATTACGAAGCCGGTTGCCTGATTGAAAACATCGAGATCCTTGAGCCAGAAGAAGCGGCCACCACTGAAGCAACCAGCGCCGAAGTCTTTGCGGCGGCAATGGTCAAGGCAATGCAGGCCATGAACGGCAATTCAGCACCGGCTGAAAGCGAAACCCCGGCTGGCGGAGAGGCGTAACCCATGGCGAGACACGCACAGCGTCATGCGATGCGAGTCTCGGCTATACAGGCATCGCAGCGGGATAACGCCCCGCTGCGACACGCCTCAGCTTACGAGCAAATGCTCGTTAAGCTGGCCGCAGACCGACGCACGTTATCCGACATCCGTTCAAAAGAAAGCAAGGCCGTGAAAAAGCGTGAGCTTCTGCCGTCCTATCTGCCGTGGGTTGCTGGCGTACTGGCAAGTGACGGCGGCAATCAGGATGACATCGTTATGACGGTCATGCTGTGGCGTCTTGATGTCGGTGATATTCCCGGCGCGCTGGAAATTGCCCGTTATGCCCTGCGCCATAACCTCACAATGCCAGGCAATCACACCCGAACCGCGCCTTACATGCTGGCCGAAGAAGTCGGGCTCGCCACCCTGCGCGCTCGCGATATGGGTGAAACGGTGGAGGTGTCACTGCTCCTGAGCGTCATCGAACTGACGAGCAACGCTGATATGCCGGATGAAGTACGCGCCCGGTTGCACAAAGTCACGGGTCTGACGCTGCGCGACGCCGGTCAGCTTAACGACGCACTGACACACCTTCAGCGTGCTAATCAGCTCGATCGTGGTGCCGGGGTACGCAAAGACATTGAGCGGCTAACCCGGGAGCTGACGCCGAAAACCGTCGCCGCAGCGGTGAAAGCCCCGCGTACTGCCTCCACGAAAAAGGCACCCGCTAAAAAAACAGATTCACCGGCGAAACGAGGGCGCGGTCGCCCGAGAAAAGTCGCAGGTTAACCGAACGCTCCCCGAGCCGGGCGGCACGCCGGTCAATGCGGGTATTGATTACCCTGACTGCGACCGGCGTCCACCGCCCACCTATTACCCGAGGTTGTCATGACGACACTTGTAATAAATACCCCGGCGCAACAGCGTGAGCAGCTGGTTATTCCGCCTGTGCCAGAAGAAGAGCAAATCATCCAGAACACACCGTTTTTCCCGGACATCGATCCGAAGCGGGTGCGGGATGAAATGCGCCTTGAACAAACCGTTTCGGCGGTACGCCTGCGCCGGGCGATTAAGACCGCCATGGCTGAAACCAACGCCGAGCTGAGCGCGTGGCGCGAGTACCAGCAGGACACCGGCTATCAGCGTCTGGAAGACGTGCCGACCGATAAGCTCGACGGCGAAAGCGTGCGGGTCTTCCACTACTTCAACGCCGTTTGCTCAATGACTGCCGCAACACTTTACGAGCGTTACAGGGGCGTGGATGCCAGCGCCAAAGGTGACAAAAAGGCCGACAGCATCGACAGCACTATCGATGAAATGTGGCGGGATATGCGCTGGTCAGTAGCGCGCATCCAGGACAAAGCGCGCTGCATCGTGGGGCAAATCTGATGCAGATTCGCGCACTTCAGGGTGACACCCTTGATGCCATTTGCGCCCGGTACTACGGGCGCACTGAGGGGGCTTTTGAGGCAGTGCTCGATGCGAATCCGGGGCTTGCGGAGCTGGGCGCGATTCTGCCGCATGGAACCGCCGTCGAGATGCCTGACGTGCCGTCATCCCCTGTCGCTGAAACTATCAATTTGTGGGAGTGAGAAATGACTGAAGGTGAAAAAGGCGTCCTGTCACTGTTTGTCGTGATGATTGTGGTAGGCAAAGTGTTAGCGGGTGGCGAGCCCGTCACGCCCCGTCTGTTTATCGGGCGTATGTTGCTCGGGGGCTTTGTATCGATGGTGGCAGGGGTGGTGCTGGTGCAATTCCCTGATATGCCGCTTACGGCGGTATGTGGGATTGGCTCTATGCTCGGCATTGCCGGTTATCAGGTGGTTGAAATCGCTATCCAGCGAAAAATCAAGTCGCTCAAAGGGGGCAATGATGCCGGTCATTAATACACACCAGAACATCGCGGCATTCCTCGACATGCTGGCCTGTGCCGAAGGAACGGCCACGCACCCGCTGACAAAAAATCGCGGCTATGACGTCATTGTCACCGGGATGGATGGTAAGCCAGAGGTTTTCACGGATTACCGAGAACACCCCTTTGCGCAGGGTCGCCCGGCGAAGGTATTCAACCGACGCGGCGAGAAATCGACGGCATCCGGGCGATACCAGCAACTCTATCTGTACTGGCCGCACTATCAGCAGCAGCTCGGCCTGCCTGATTTCAGCCCCCTGTCTCAGGACAAGCTCGCTATACAGCTGATTCGTGAGCGGGGTGCGCTGGACGATTTACGCAATGGGCGTATTGAGCGCGCGATTTCCCGCTGCCGCAATATCTGGGCGTCTCTACCCGGTGCCGGTTACGGCCAGCATGAGCACAGCTTTGAAAAGCTGGTGACGGTCTGGCGCAGCGCAGGCGGGGTGGCGGTATGAAAACACTGGTAGTGCTACTGGGGCTCGCCGTACTGGGCTTGCTGTGGATGCGGCATGAAAACGGCAATCTGAAGTCGTCTTTTGACAGGGCAAACGAAGTCGCCAGTACGCAAAAGAGAACCATCGGCATGTTGAAAAATCAGCTCAGCGTCTCGAATGCCAGGGCAGATAAAAACGAAATGGCGCAGGTTCAGCTGCGCGATAAGCTGAACGCGGCCAGAGAGCGTGAAGCGTTGCGGGAACAAACTGTTACGAGGTTGCTTAATGAAAATGAAGCCTTTCGCCGCTGGTATAGCGCTGACCTGCCTGATGCTGTGCGTCGGCTGCACGTCCGAAACGCCTGCGCCTCAGCCGGTGATTGTCTACAACGGGTGCCCGAAAGTCAGCCTTTGCCCGATGCCGGGAAGCGACCCGAAAACCAACGGTGACTTAAGCGCCGATATCCGCAACCTTGAGCGCGCGTTAGAGAGCTGCGCGCTACAGGTTGAAACCGTCAAACAATGCCAGGACGATCTCGATGCTGAAACCCGACAGCCTGCGCAAAGCCCTGACCGAATCGGTGCCGGTGCTGAGCAAAAACCCGGAAATGCTACGCCTGTTTATCGATAACGGGAAAATCAATTCCACGCTGGCCGCTTCACTGTCTTTTGAAAAGCAGTACACACTCAACGTGGTGGTAACGGATTTCACGGATGATTTCGATTTGTTGCTCGTGCCGGTGCTGGCATGGCTGCGCGAGCAACAGCCCGACATCATGGCGTCTGAGGAGGGTCGCAAAAAAGGCTTCACGTGGTATGCGGATATCAACACGGATAACAGCTTCAATGTCAGTATCAGTCTGTTGCTGACCGAGCGCACCATTGTTAGACAGGTTGAGAAAGCACTACACGTAGAAAACATTCCGGAGCCAGCGCCGCCCGAACCTGTTACCCGCCCGGTGGAGCTTTATATCAATGGCGAACTGGTGAGTAAATGGAATGAGTGAGCTGACCCCATTCGAAAAGCGTCTGGAGGCATTAATCGCGTCACTGTCACCGGCTGGCCGTCGCCGGTTGACGGCTGATATTGCTAAGGAGATGCGCCAGCGACAACAGCAGCGCATCAAATCGCAGACGGCGCCGGATGGCTCAGCGTACACGCCGAGAAAACGTCAGCCGATTAAGGGCAAAAAAGGCCGCGTCAAACGTGAGATGTTCGCAAAGCTGCGCACAAGTCGGTACATGAAAGCCAGCGGCGATGACAGCTCGGCGGCTGTGGAGTTTACCGGGAAGGTGCAACGCATTGCGCGTGTTCACCAGTCAGGGCTTAAGGATAAGCCGGGGCGTAGTAGCTCCGCCGTGCAATATCCCGAGCGCCAGTTACTCGGTTTTTCCGAAGATGATGAAGGATTCGTTGAAGATTTAGTGATTAGCCACTTAGCATATTAAGATGTCGGAACAGCACTGGGGGTATTAAGAAAAATGATTTTTTACTCGCCTCTAATATTATAATTCACTTGGGGCGAGTAAAACTTAATTATTATAACAACCAATTACAATTTATAATCAACCGCATCAATTTAATTCGCTTTGTGATAACTTATAGTTCGCAACCATTGCGTTAGCTCGGTTAAATTGAAACAATGAAAAAACCCAAAGCACGCTGATAATGCAATATAAATAAGAAAAAAGCATCAGGGTGTTTTTCCTGCCGTCAATTGACTTAATCTCCTTTTCCAGCCACCAGTGATATGACAAAGTTGAATCCAAAAACTTATTGCATGCTATTGCAGCAATAGATGTTTCATCCACTAAATCTAAAGTTCGAATACAGTCATCCTTGCTGCGAACTGTTGCATGCTCGATACTACCACCACGCGAAGTAATCATTAACTTTTCTTTCGATAAAAAAAAGCTATAGTTTGTATAATCGATTTTTACAAAACCACTTACGATAGCATTTTGCGCATACCAGGCAGTACTTCCCATAACAAAAAAGGCCACACCAACAAGATATGAAAAAACCTTTTTCTTCAATGACATTTTTTTAGTTACATCGCCCCATGAACTAGACAATATAAAAAAAGAAGGATTCAATGCCCCTTCATTTAGCCCTCTCTGAATTAACCTCGCATCATTTATATCAGTTGCATTAATGCCGTTTATTACTTTAAATAACTGAATGTCAAACCACCTATCATCTAATTTTTTCATCCTCGGGTCTGAATACCCGATATTTAGATAGCGAAAAATAAATCTTAGTAAATTTGAAACACCATAAGCCCTGTTCAATACCACTAAGAAAACAGCGCCATAAATGAAGTAAATAAAAAAATCTTTATATTGATTAATAAAAGCGAACACTCATTAGCCTCCAATGTTGTGTGGTAACTCATAAAACGGCAGTCATTAGTAAAACTTTAATGATTCAGGCAGCCTGAGTCACATGAATACTCTCGCAACTCTTCAGGAACTCTCGCGCGCACTGCGCAACATGATTCGCACCGGCGTTATTGTCGAAATTGACCTCGATGCCGGGCGCTGTCGTGTGCAGACGGGCGGAATACAGACCGACTGGCTCCAGTGGCTGACTCAGCGCGCCGGACGCTCGCGTACGTGGTGGGCGCCCTCAGTGGGCGAGCAGGTCATTATTCTGGCTCTGGGCGGTGAGCTCGATACCGCTTTCGTGCTGCCGGCCATTTTTTCGGATGACTACCCCGCGCCGTCTGCCTCGGCTGATGCCCTGCATATTGCTTTTCCTGACGGGGCGGTGATCGAGTACGAGCCCGACACTGGCGCGCTGACCGTCAGCGGTATTAAAACCGCCGACATTACGGCGTCTGAATCCATCATGGCAACCGTACCGCTGGTACTGGTCAGGGCGGATACCCGCATCACCCTCGATACGCCGGAAGTAGTCTGCACTAACAAGCTTATCACCGGCTCGATTGAGGTGCAGAAGGGCGGAACGATGAAGGGCAACATCGAGCACAGCGGCGGCAATCTGTCTTCAAATGGCAAGGTGCTGCATACCCATAAACACCCCGGCGACAGCGGCGGTGAGACTGGAGCCCCATTATGACAGCCCGTTATATCGGCATGAGCCGAATCGATGGCCGGACAATTACCGATACCGAACACATCAGCCAGAGCCTCAGCGACATCCTGCGCACGCCTGTTGGCTCGCGAGTCATGCGTCGTGAATATGGCTCGCTGTTGTTCGACATGATTGACCAGCCGCAGACCGATGCGCTTAAGCTGCAAATCAAGGTCGCGGTTTATATGGCCGTCCTGAAGTGGGAGCCGCGCGTCAGCCTGACAGCAGTGGAAACTGTGCGCCAGCCTGACGGAAAAATGGTGGTCAATCTGACAGGCGAGAACGCCGACACCGGCGAGCCTCTTTCACTAACCATTCCCGTGAGGTAATGCAATGCCGATTATTGACCTGAGCCAGCTCCCCGCCCCGGATGTTGTCGAAACGCTCGACTTCGAAGTTATCCTCGCTGAGCGAAAGGCCACGTTGATTTCTCTTTTTCCTGAAGAGCAACAGGAAGCCGTTGCGCGCACGCTGGCGCTTGAATCCGATCCGCTGGTGAAATACCTGGAAGAAAATGCCTATCGCGAAGTCATCTGGCGTCAGCGGGTTAATGAGGCGGCTCGCGCGGTCATGCTGGCGCACGCTGAAAGTCATGACCTCGATAACGTGGGCGCAAACTTCAATGTAGAGCGACTCATTATCACGCCTGCCGATGACAGCACGCTGCCGCCAACGCCTGCCGTTATGGAGTCCGACACCGATTACCGGCTGCGTATTCAGCAGGCTTTTGAAGGATTAAGCGTGGCCGGGTCAACGGGCGCGTATCAGTTTCATGGCCGCAGCGCCGATGGGCGGGTCGCAGATATTTCGGTTATCAGCCCGGAGCCTGCCTGCGTCACCGTGTCGGTGCTGTCGCGTGAGGGTAACGGCGCGGCATCCGACGAGCTGCTCGCCGTGGTGTGCGCCGCGCTGAATGATGAAGACGTTCGCCCGGTGGCTGACCGCGTGACCGTACAATCTGCCGGTATTGTCGATTACACCATCGACGCGGCGCTCTATCTTTACCCCGGCCCGGAAAGCGAGGCCGTGGTTGATGCTGCAAAAGCAAAGCTTCAGAAATACATCAGCGCACAGCACCGACTCGGTCGCGACATTCGCAAGTCTGCGATCTATGCGGCGCTACACGTCGAAGGGGTGCAGCGCGTCGAGCTGGCCGCACCGGTGGCCGACATTGTTCTCAATGCGACACAGGCCTCATTCTGCAGCGCGTACAGCGTAACGGTAGGGGGTAACGATGAATGACACCCGACTCTTGCCGGTTGGCTCTTCATCGCTTGAAGTTGCAGCGGCGAGAGCTTGTGCAGAAATTGAAAACACCCCGATCCCCCTGCGTCGTCTGTGGAGTCCTGACGACTGCCCTCTCAGTCTGTTGCCGTGGCTCGCCTGGGCGTTTTCGGTCGATCGCTGGGACGAGAACTGGGCGGAGGAAACGAAACGCGAGGTGATTCGAAATGCGTGGTTTATCCATGCACACAAGGGAACGATAGGCGCAGTGCGCCGCGTCGTTGAGCCGCTCGGTTATCTGATTAACGTGTCTGAGTGGTGGGAGACCAGCGACCCGCCCGGCACATTCCGGCTTGATATTGGCGTGCTGGAAACCGGCATCACCGAAGAAATGTATTACGAAATGGAGCGGCTTATCGCTGACGCAAAACCCGCGAGCCGCCACCTTATCGGCCTGAATATTATTCAGGATATTCCGGGCTATCTGTATACCGGAGCCCTGACCTATGACGGCGACATTATCACCATCTATCCGGGCTAAGTGAGAGCAATATGACAGTGAAATATAAAACGGTAATCACCAAAGCCGGTGCAATAAAACTGGCGGCGGCGACGCTCCCTAACGGGAAAAAAGTCAACTTTACGGCAATGGCCGTGGGTGATGGCGGCGGGAAACTGCCAGAACCGGACGCCAGCCAGACAAAACTCGTTAACGAGCGATGGCGGCACGCTCTGAATAAAATCAGCCAGGACAAAAAGAATAAAAATTACGTTGTGGCAGAGCTCGTTATTCCACCGGAAACCGGCGGTTTCTGGATGCGAGAAACCGGGCTTTATGACGATACTGGCACGCTGATTGCCGTCGGTAATATGGCGGAAAGCTATAAACCGGAGCTGGCCGAGGGGTCAGGCCGCGCGCAGACGGTGCGTATGGTTATCATGGTGAGCGATATTGCGTCGGTCGAGCTGACCATCGATACGACACTGGTGATGGCCACGCAAGATTATGTTGATGACAGGCTCGCAGAGCATGAGCAGTCACTCCGTCACCCAGACGCGACTTTAAACGAAAAAGGTTTCACACAACTGAGCAGCGCAACCGACAGCGAGTCTGAGAGCGTCGCAGCGACGCCAAAAGCGGTTAAGGTGGTGCATGACATTGCGCAGGGTAAATATACGGCTCAGGACGCCTCTACAAAGCAAAAGGGGCTAGTTCAGCTGTCCAGCGCGACTGACAGCACCTCTGAGACGCTAGCAGCCACACCGAAGGCGGTTAAAGCGGCAAACGACAACGCCAATGGGCGCGTGCCGTCAACAAGAAAAGTTAATGGCAAGGCGTTATCAGAAGATATTGAATTGCGTGCTTCTGATATTTTCTCCTTAGCAACGCCTATAGGTAATGCTGCAAATCTGAATGACTACACCACAGCTGGCCTGTATTACCAGCCAGCGAACGCGCAGGCACAAACCGGGGCAAATTATCCGGAGGCGGTAGCCGGTTCGCTGGAAGTTTATAAACATGCAGGAGTGACACAGATTTATCGGGTGTACAACAATTCAAGAAGCTATGTTCGCTCGTGTTATTCCAACACGTGGTCATTATGGGCTATGCAGTATGATGCAGCTAACGCACCCGCTGAAACTTTTCCCACAGGAGCACCAATAGCCTGGCCATCAGACGCTATCCCGGCTGGATACACCATCATGCAGGGGCAGAAATTCGAAAAAACCGCTTACCCTAATCTCGCCCTTGCTTATCCTACAGGCATTATTCCAGATATGCGCGGCTGGACAATTAAAGGTAAGCCAGCAGCTGGTCGAGCAGTATTATCACAGGAACAAGATGGCATTAAATCGCATACCCATAGCGCCAGTGCATCAAATACCGATTTAGGCACGAAAACAACCAGCTCTTTTGACTACGGAACAAAAACTACCAGCACCTTCGATTACGGTACGAAAACTACCAGTAATACAGGTGCACATACACACCCTATACCTACTTCAGATGGTGCTAATCAGGGCGGAAAAATTCCACTTACCTCTGGGCGACTGGATACACAATATTCCTCTGCCAGTACCGGCTCAGCTGGAGCGCACGCACACACGGTAGGCATTGGAGCTCATAACCACTCTGTGGGAATTGGGTCACATAGCCATACGGTCGCAATTGGCGCGCACGGTCACGCAATCACAGTAAACGCGACCGGTAATACAGAAAATACCGTAAAGAACATTGCATATAACTACATTGTGAGACTTGCCTAATGACTTTTAAAATGACGGCTCAGAGCCGAACTATAACAATTTATAACTATCGTGCTGATACGCTGGAGTTCATTGGTAAAGGTGATGCTCTTATCCCACCTTACACCGGACTACCTGCAAACTGCACAAATAACCCTGCCCCCGAAACTCAACCGGGAAGCATCGCTATTTTTGATATTAAAAATGAACGATGGAACACAATCGAAGATCACAGAGGTGAAACCGTTTTTAGTACGCAAACAGGCGAGCCAAAACACCTAACAGAGCCGGGAGGATACCCCGAAGGTTTTACGTTAATAGCTCCTGAAAGCACATGGCAAAAATGGAATGGAGAAACTTGGATTGATGATCCTCTGGCTAAGAAAAATGCGCTGATTGAGGACGCTACTATGCAGAAAGCCGCGCTACTTAAACAGGTAACAGATGAAATTTCTACCTTACAGGATGCTGTTGATCTGAACTTAGCAACAGATGATGAAACGGAACGACTGCGTAAGAAGAAAATTTATCGAGTATTGTTGAGCCGGGTCAATCCGAGTGAAGCGCCAGAAATTATCTGGCCAGAAATAGAATAACTATCTATCAGAGTTAGCCTGAAAAATATCAGGCTAACTTCCATTCATCACAAACTATTGTGTGTAATGAGGCGACTTGTCTTTGTGGTAATGAATGTACAATCATTAGGGATGTCACTATTTACAAGAGACATCGCACCAATTTTCACATTATCACCGATGTTATGACCCAATCCGATAATGCACGTATTTGCACCGATATCAACATTATCACCAACGCGTAATATTAGCGATTTGCTTTCACCATCCTTTTGACCAATAGTCGTATTCTGACGAATGACAAAATTTTCACCGATGCTTACAGCATGATGAATTACAATTCCATGATGATGAGGAATTGTAAGCCCCTTGCCTATTCTTGCACCCAGCGAAATCTCACACCCAAATTTAGTTAATAAATTGGCATTGAGTTGCTTAGCTGCTTTCTTTTCGAGCTTGCTACCATGTATGTACATTTCATTAGCCAGTCGCCACCAGAAAAGGTAGTTACGGCCAAAATGTTTTTTCTCGCGTAAAAGCCTGTGTAATGAAAATCTATCTCTTCTTATAACTTCATGCTTCCAGTAAGCAAGAAGCTCGGATGTGTTTCCAAAGAGAATGAAATTGATTGCCAGTATGTACTTAAGCATGACCAACCCTGATAGCTATCCTTTAAAATTTTGGTTATGTATCCGTGCGCTACGTTTACCAAGCATATGATTACATAAATTCATCACGATTTATTGATTGAGATTATGATTGGTTATTTAATAGTCAAAGTTGTGCCATTCCCTACCCAACTCCGATAAGTAGCCTCTTTCTCATCCTCACCAGACAATACGCTCACCCCTTAACTATGGAGTTAAACGGATGAGTGACTTTCATCATGGCGTGCAGGTTGTCGAAATCAACGACGGCACGCGCGTTATTTCCACCGTCTCAACCGCGATTGTCGGTATGGTCTGCACGGCCAGCGATGCCGATCCCGCGACCTTTCCTCTCAATGAACCGGTACTGATTACCGGCGTACAAAGTGCCATTGCAAAAGCCGGTAAAAAAGGCACGCTCGCCACGGCGTTACAGGCCATTGCTGACCAGTCAAAACCCGTCACCGTTGTGGTACGCGTTGAAGAAGGTAACAGCGAAGACCCGGAAGAAGCGCTCGCGCAGACGATTTCCAACATCATCGGCACCACTGATGAAAGCGGGAAGTATACCGGCCTGAAAGCCCTGCTCACTGCCGAAGCCGTCACCGGCGTTAAGCCGCGCATCCTCGGCGTGCCGGGTCTGGATTCGCTGGAGGTAGCAACCGCGCTTGCGCCCGTCTGTCAGAAACTGCGCGCCTTTGGTTACGTCAGCGCATGGGGCTGTAAAACCCTGTCTGAAGCCATTAAATACCGCGATAACTTCAGCCAGCGCGAGCTGATGGTCATCTGGCCGGATTTCCTCGCATGGGATACGGTCACTAACGTCACGGCTACTGCCTATGCAACGGCGCGCGCGCTGGGTCTGCGTGCCAAAATCGACCAGGAGCAGGGCTGGCATAAAACGCTGTCAAACGTTGGCGTTAATGGGGTCACCGGCATCAGTGCATCAGTTTTCTGGGATTTGCAGGAGCCGGGCACCGATGCCGACCTGCTCAACGAGGCAGGCGTCACCACGCTGATTCGAAAGGATGGTTTCCGCTTCTGGGGCAACCGCACCTGTTCAGACGATCCATTATTCCTTTTTGAGAACTACACCCGAACCGCGCAGGTTATCGCCGACACGATGGCCGAGGCGCACATGTGGGCGGTCGATAAACCTATTACCGCGACGTTAATTCGCGACATCGTTGACGGCATCAATGCCAAATTCCGCGAACTCAAAGCAAACGGGTACATCGTTGATGCTACCTGCTGGTTTGATGAAGAGGCCAACGATAAGGAGACGCTCAAGGCCGGAAAGCTGTTTATCGATTACGACTACACACCGGTTCCCCCTCTTGAAAATCTGACCCTGCGCCAGCGCATTACAGATAAATATCTGGCGGATCTGGTGTCTTCGGTCAACAGCAAATAAGGAGCCTGACTAAATGGCAATGCCGCGAAAGCTCAAACTGATGAACGTCTTTTTAGACGGCTACAGCTATCAGGGGGTGGCGAAAACCGTCACCCTGCCAAAGCTGACCCGAAAGCTCGAAAACTATCGCGGGGCGGGGATGAATGGCTCGGCACCGGTTGACCTCGGTCTCGATGACGATGCGCTCTCGATGGAGTGGTCGCTCGGCGGTTTCCCGGATGAAGTGATCTGGTCGTTCTACGCCGCAACGGGTGCGGATGCCGTGCCGATTCGTTTCGCAGGCTCTTACCAGCGTGACGACACTGGCGAAACTGTCGCGGTCGAAGTGGTCATGCGTGGCCGTCAGAAGGAAATCGACAGCGGCGAAGGTCAGCAGGGAGAAGATACCGAGTCAAAAATCCCGGTTATCTGCACTTACTACAAGCTGACGATGAACGGTAAAGAGCTGGTTGAAATCGACACCATCAACATGATTGAGAAGGTGAACGGCGTCGACCGGCTGGAGCAGCACCGCCGTAATATCGGCCTGTAAAAATCTGCCGGTCAGCAGTGCTGGCCGGTTAACTTCACACGAATCTGAACCGAGATAATCATGAGCAAAGAAAACGTTGTTACCCTGGAAACCCCCCTGAAACGCGGCGAACAGCTGGTTACTGAAATCACCCTGATTAAACCCAATGCCGGAACCCTGCGCGGCGTCAGCCTTGCCGCCGTCGCTAACTCCGAAGTAGACGCACTGATTAAAGTGCTGCCCCGCATGACAGCGCCGATGCTGACCGAGCAGGAGGTCGCCGCGATGGAGTTGCCCGATCTCGTAGCGCTGGCCGGTCAGGTGGTCGGTTTTTTGTCGCCGAGCTCGGCACGTTAGATTTCGCGGAAAAATTATCGGTCGATGACCTGATGGCGGATGTAGCCGTTATTTTCCACTGGCCGCCATCAGAGCTGTATCCCCTGAGCCTGACCGAGCTCGTCACATGGCGCGATAAAGCGCTCCAGCGAAGCGGACACACGAATGAGTGAAAACGTTAAGTTACAGGTATTACTCAAGGCTGTTGACCAGGCGACGCGACCCTTTAAGGCGGTGCAAACCGCCAGCAAAACACTGGCGGGTGATATCCGTGGCTCACAGAATGAGCTAAAGGAGCTGAACGCACAGGCGCGCCGTATTGAGGGGTTTCGTACTGTCAGCGGACAACTGGCCGTCACCGGCGAGGCGCTGAAAAAGGCAAAAGCTGAGGCCGAGGCGCTGGGCGTACAGATGCGAAACTCGGCAAGCCCGACGGCGGCGCAGGTCAAAGCCTTTGAGAGTGCTAAACGCAGCGCGGCGGGTATGCAGGAAAAATATAACTCCCTGCGCCAGTCCGTGCAGCGCCAGCGTACCGAGCTGCAGCAATCCGGCATCGATACCCGCAACCTGTCCAGCGCCGGGCGCACCCTGCGAAACAGCATCGCGGCAACGACGGCCAGCATCGACCGCCAGCGCGAGGCACTGGCGCGCGTCAGCCAGCAACAGGAAAGGCTGAACGCGGTAAGCCAGCGCTACGAGCGCGGCAAGGCAGCGGCGGCGAGCGTGCGAAACGTCAGCGCCGCCGCACTGGGGGCGGGAACCGCCGCCTTGTATGCCGGTAGTCGTTTGATGGCGCCCGAAATTCAGTCGCAACAAAGCGGGGCAATGATTGCAGCCCGTCAGGGTGAAGACTCCGCGAAAGGCACGCAGTACACCGACGTCATTCAGCGTATCAACGCCTCGGGCGTAAGCGAGGATATCGGGAAAATCACCGAGGCGGTGTCAGCGGTACGCAGCACGCTCGGTACGCTCGGCACCGTGGGCGAGGCAGAGCTCGACCGCATCACCCGTAAGGCACTGGACATGCAGACCACTTTTGGCACCGACACCGCCGAGAGTATCCAGATTGCCGCGATCATGATGAAAAACGGGCTTGCGGCCAACAGCGACGAGGCGCTTGATTTGATTGTCTCGGGTATGCAGCGCGTATCTGCTGAAATGCGCGGCGAGTTACCTGAAATCCTTCACGAATACTCGACCCACTTCCGCAACATGGGATTCACCGGCGCGGAGGCGATGTCTTTGCTGGTCGATATGTCGAAACAGGGCAAGTTCGCGCTCGACAAAACCGGCGATGCCATCAAGGAATTCAGTATCCGTGGCTCGGATATGTCTAAAAAAAGCGTGGCCGCTTATAAACAAATCGGACTCAGTGCCGTGAAGATGTCGCGCGACATTGCCACTGGCGGCGACAAGGCGCGCGCGGCAATGCAGAAAACGGCGAAAGGCCTGCTTGCCATCAAAGATCCGGCGGAACGGGCAAACGCGGCGATATCCCTCTTTGGCACACCGATAGAGGATTTATCGATTGAACAGATACCCGCTTTCCTCGGGTCGCTGGCCGGGGTTAAAAACCAGCTCGGCGACGTCAGCGGCGTAGCCGAAAGCATGGGTAAAACCCTGCGCGATAACCTCTCGGGCGATGTGGCTCGCCTGCAGGGGTCTTTTGAAGGATTGCGATTTAACGTATTTACCGGGATGAATACCCACCTGCGCAACCTGACGAAAAGCGCCAGCGCATGGCTTGATAAGCTGAATGCCTGGGTAAGTGCTAATCCTGTCCTGACCTCAAATCTGGTCATGATAGCCGGGGCGATCGCCGGGCTTGCGGCGGTGCTCGGTGGCGTGGGGCTGGTTATCTGGCCGGTAATGGCGGGTATCAACGCACTGATTGCAGGGGCGGGATTACTCGCGACCGGGTTCAGTATTGCCGGGGGCGCTATCGTCACGGCTATCGGTGCGATCTCATGGCCGGTGGTGGCCGTTGTCGCGGCTATCGTCGGCGGAGCGCTGTTAATTCGCAAATACTGGGAGCCCATTAGCGCCTTTTTCGGGGGCGTCATTGAGGGGTTACGGGTGGCATTCGCGCCGGTCGCGGATTTGTTCGCCCCGCTCAGACCGGTGTTTGACTGGCTGGGGCAAAAGCTTCAGGCGGCGTGGCAATGGTTCACGAACCTGATAGCGCCGGTGAAATCGACGCAGGACACCCTCAACAGTTGCCGGGAAACAGGCGTGATGTTTGGTAAAGCGCTGGCTGATGCGCTGCTGTTTCCGCTCAATGCCTTTAACAAGCTGCGAAGCGGGATTGACTGGGTGCTCGAAAAGCTCGGGATCATCAATAAGGAGTCGGGCACGCTTGACCAGACTGCCGCAAAAACCAGTGCTGTAACACAGGGCGGAGGCTATATCCCGGCAACCAGACAGGCTGCAGGATATCAGGCATATAAACCTGTCACAGCCCCGGCCGGTCGCTCATACGTTGACCAGAGTAAAAACGATTATCACATCACGCTTCAGGGCGGTGTTGCACCGGGCAACCAGCTTGACCGCCAGTTGCAGGACGCGCTCGAAAAACATGAGCGCGATAAACGGGCACGCACCCGTGCCAGCATGATGCACGACGGCTAAGGAGGAAAAAAAGAATGATGCTCACGTTAGGCATGTTTGTCTTTATGCGCCAGAGCCTGCCCTTTCAGACCCTTCAGCGCGATACGGAATACCGCTGGCCGTCAAATCCACGTGTAGGGCAGCGAGACGCCTATCAGTTTCTCGGGATCGGTGAGGAAACAATTACCCTTGCTGGGGTGCTGTATCCCGAAATGACCGGCGGCAAGATGACAATGACCACGGTCAGACTGATGGCCGAAGAGGGGCGAGCGTGGCCGCTTCTCGATGGTAGCGGGATAATTTACGGGATGTACGTCATTAACAAAATCAGCGAGACGGGCAGTCTGTTTTTCTCTGACGGCACCGCACGAAAAATTGATTTCACGATGACACTCACCCGCGTTGATCCATCACTGGCGGCGCTATACGGAGATATTGGTAAACAGGTGCAATCTCTTGTCGGTAAGGCGGGAGAAATGGCGACCAAAGTAACAGGCATGATGGGGGCTTGAAATGCTGGATGCACTGACTAACAGCGCCGGTGGGGTGCTTACCCCGGCGTTTATGCTGACGATAAACAGCAAGGACATCACCGGAAATATCAGCGACAGATTAAAGAGCCTGACGCTTACCGACAACCGGGGGTTTGAAGCCGACCAGCTCGACATCGAGCTCGACGACGCTGACGGGCTGGTCGAACTGCCGATCCGGGGCGCGGTGCTGACGCTGTTTCTCGGCTGGAAAGGATTTGCCCTGGTGGGAAAAGGTAGCTTTACCGTGGATGAAGTCGAACATCGAGGCGCGCCCGATACCGTTACTGTTCGCGCGCGTAGTGCTGATTTTCGCGGTTCCCTGAACTCCCGCCGGGAAGAGTCATGGCATGATACCACGCTCGGCGGCGTGGTTGAGGCAATCGCCGCCCGTAATAAGCTGGGGTCGAACGTCGCACCCGAGCTGGCAAATATACCCGTGCCGCATGTTGACCAGTCGCAGGAATCCGACGTCAAATTTCTGACCCGGCTCGCTGAGCGCAACGGCGGCGAGGTGTCAGTCAAGGCGGGTAAGCTGCTTGTACTCAAAGCCGGGCGCGGTGTTACGGCCAGCGGTAAGGCCATCCCACTGGTGACAATTTCGCGCAGTGATGGCGATCGCCACCAGTTTTCGATAGCCGACCGGGGCGCCTATACGGGCGTAACTGCAAAATGGCTGCACACGAAAGACCCAAAACCGCAGGCGCAAAAGGTCAAACTCAGGCGCAAGGAGAAGGAAAAGAAAAACGGAGCCGTTGCTCACCCAAAAGCGAAGACACCCGCGAAGGAGCCGGAAGCGCGAGAGGGCGAATACATGGCCGGAGAAGCCGATAACGTATTCGCGCTGACAACAATTTTTGCCAGCAGTGCACAGGCCATGCGCGCAGCTCAGGCAAAGTGGGATAAATTGCAGCGGGGCGTTGCGGAGTTTTCAATTAGTCTCGCGATGGGTCGCGCCGATCTCTACCCTGAGACGCCTGTAAGAGTTACGGGCTTTAAGCGCGTCATAGACGAGCAATCGTGGATAATCACCAAAGTGACCCACTCTCTCAGTAACGGTGGTTTCACGACGTCTCTAGAGCTTGAAGTAAAGCTGTCGGATGTGGAATACGATCGTGAAGAAAACTAAAAATGCAAACATTAACTTGCAAATGTAAGTTACGGGTTTATTATCCCCTCAAGCTATTCGAGAGGGGATAAAACTATGATGCACTGCCCATTATGTCAGGATGCCTCGCACGCAAGGTCAAGTCGCTACCTGAGCGCTGAAACAAAAGAACGGTATCACCAGTGCCAGAATATCAATTGCGGCTGCACTTTTGTTACTCATGAAACCCTTGCCCGGTTTATCGTTAAGCCTGGTGAAATCGTACCAGCCCCACCCCACCCTACGAAATTTCAACATCAGCTTTGGTTATAAACAATAGGCCTGCACATGCAGGCCTATTGTTTGTTCAGACTGGAAGTGCAAATGTTACAGCCCTTGAAGTATGTTGCACTGTCAAAGCAGGAGATGTTGTACCGAAAAGAGACAAAAAACTCTTCGCTTCAACTGAATCATCATTAAGCGATAGAAAGTCAATAATATACGGATGAAGTGTAATACCTGCATTCATTGATAAAGGCACATAATTTATAAAAATTTTTTCCTTCGTAAAACCATGTTTGCTAGCAGCATTTTCGAAAGCATCTGCATTAACATATGACCGTATACGCTCTCTAGCCTCAGGCCTTAATCTGGACTCCTGCCTCGGCAACGAGAGCATCACATCAATGTCACCCCAAGATATTGGAACCTCGAAATATCCCGCACCTTCTTCTTCTGGTGGGGCAGGAAAATTCACATAGAAATAATCACTATGTTGCGTTGGGTTAGTAATTGATTGACGATGAAAATTGTAAATACTTCTAATTCGATTTGCTTTGTTATGATGTCGTGCATTCCTGATAACAAGCATCATCAATAGTTCGGGTTTTAAGTACCATTCTGGATCTAAATCATTACTCAACATGTTGTCATACAAATTATGAAAGGCGTTGAGTTGAGTATTTAACCCAGCCTCTAAATTTCCAATTGCTTCAGCACGGTCAACCGCTAACAACTGCTGAAGCGACCAATTAGATTCCATTAGTACTCGGAAAGCTTGTGCAAGATCTTCAAACGAATGGGAGAGCAT